TCATTTGCGTCTGGATATGCTGGAATAGAAACTGGTGATACGTCAAATAATCTACCAACTTTTTCAATAGTTCTTATTTCAGTACCATTGTTTTCTGACCATGAATCTTTCTCAACTTTAAAAGCAAAAGAAGACTGGCTAATATCACCTCTCTCCATACTAACAATTAAATCTCTTCCAGCAGTAGTGTCTGGAACATCAAAAGAATATGATAATCCTTTTTTATCTACTCCAAGTTTTAAAGTACCGCTAGACGTTCTAGCTAGTAAAAAGTTAGGGTCATGATTAAAAAAAGCTCTTACATCATTATCTAAGACATCATCAAAAGCTCCAACTTGTATCATTTCTCTAAATCCACCTAAGTCTTCAGAAAGTTGATTAAATACAGCAGCATGACCACTAACAATATTTCTTTTACCTTTTTTGTCTACTCTAGTTTCTATGTTAAAGAATCTTTTTTCAGTTGAGTTTGTTTTATCCCATACGCTTCTAGAATACTCTTCTTCTTCTTCTTCCTCCTCTTCTTCTTCTTCTAACTCATCTTCTAAAGCATTTTCATCTTCATCTTCTTCCAAAACCTCTTCAGTTTCTTCTTCAGTTTCTTCTTCAGTATCATCTGAAATAGAATCGTCCACGCCCATTGGCTCAGCTTCGTCTTCAGATGGGTCTCCGCCATCATCTGTAATTTTGATTCCCTCAAATTTTTCATCTTTTTCATATACAATAGTAATAGTTTCGTTATCTTCTATTATTTCTTTGACATGTCTCTTTTCATTCTTTTCCATAGTACATTCAGTTTCTATTTTATTTTCCTTTTTATTCATCTACTTCTGTAATTTCTTCATTTATATTTTCATCTAACTCTTCACCTTTTATAATAGTGTCTAGTGTTGCCATATTTAATTGCATGAATAAATTGTCTCCCTCATCAACTCTATTCATGTTTTCTTTTTGTCTAATTTCATTAATAGACATTGCGCCTATATTTAGCATAGTTCTGTAGTATTCAGCTCTCTCTTTTGGGTTTCCTCTTAATAATGCTTTTGCATTAAATTCAAAATACAACTTGCCAAACTCAGATTTTTTAAACAACTTGTTGTTAATTTCTTGCTCTATAGATATTAGATAAGGCATTAATGAGTATTGAACAAACTCTCTAGACTGCTCTTGAATATTATTAAATGATGACTTTGATAAGTCTCTTAAAAGATGAGGGGGAATATTAAAAATTCTTGCAATTTCTTCTATAGAGAATTGCCTACTAGCTAAAAATTGTGATGCCTCATTTGATAGAGAAATTGGAGAAAATTTTAGCCCCTCTTCTAAGATTAATGTTTTTTGTGAGTTTCCAAGTGTTGAATAATTTTGAGCAAAGCTATTTTTTAATCTATCAATTGCTTCAGTAGTTAAAGCTCTGTCAGTTTGTAATACTCCAGATAGTTTAGCACCATTTTTAAAGTAGTCATTTCCATAAGTTTCTAACCCTAAACCCCAAGAAATAGAATTTGCACATACATCAATTGGGCTCATTCCAATTTGACCATTTCTTGATAAGCCTTTAAAATGTAAGACGTCATAAATATCTAAACTTTCACCAGTTTTTTTATCTGAATAATAATACTTTTCTTCATATTCTACAACCTCAACATCTTCTATGTTTAATGGTAAAAGTTCTAATGGTCTTCCAGCGCCATTTCTTATTATCTTGACATAACTATTGCCATTAGTAGTTATGTCAACCATCACTTTACTCATGAAAGTATATGGAGTCATAAACTCATTAGGTTTATTATGCAGTAATTTAAAAAGTGGGTGGTCAGCTCTTTGCTCTTTGTCTCCGTTTGGCAGTCTTTCAAATAGTTGTAAAGGTAACTGAGCAACACTCTCAGATAGTATTCTGACTGCTGCCCAAACTGCTGTATTTGTTAGTGCTGTATTTTCATCAACTGGTATTCCAGTTCCACCGCCTACCATTCCAAAACTTGTTCCATTTGAATAGTTGATAGACCTTTTATCTTTAGCAACAAATAGGTTTGTTACAAAATCGAATAATCCCATGTAAAAAAATATATTTTCACAAATATAATATTTACATATTAATTATCTTGAAACAAAGTTTCATTTTTTATTTTTTCTATTCATAACAACTCTAAAACTATCATAACTAGCATATTTGTTTTTTCCAAAGTGTTCTCTGTACTCTTGCTCTGTTTTCTCATAAGCACTAATGTAGGTCTTTTCATTTTTAGAATAATAAAAAAATCTTTCTTCAAAACCTCTTGCGCTTAATAAAATTAAAATTTCTACTGGTATTGTCATTTTTAAATTGATATTAATCCTCTGTCATTATACACGCTGTCTCCCTCTGATTCATCTGTTAACCACTCACCAAGAGCCATTATCATTGCTACAATTCCATCAATTTTTTCAGAAGACCTTGCTTTGTCTGGCTTAATATTTTCAGCGGGGTCTGTACGCAAACTTACATTGCTCATCTGCCATCTTAAAATTGGATTGTTTAAATGATTTATGTCTTTATTTAAAACCATCTTTTCAAGTTCTTTTGTTGGGCTACTCATACTTGCAAATCCTTGACCAAATGGAGAAAGTGCTAAACCATCATTTGCTAAGTTAACAACAAGGCTTGATGAGTTCCATCTGTCAAAAGCAACTGACACAATATTGTATTTTTCTCTTAACTCATTAATTTTAATTCTTATTGCTTCATAATCTTGCACGTCTCCCTCTGTAATATTCATTAATCCAGCACGTTCCCACTCATTATATGGGACTTTATCTTTCATTACTCTAGTATAAATAGTATCTCTAGGTATAAAAAAATGTGGTAACACAACAAACTTTCCATTATCCATAGGAAAAAAAAGAACAAAACTAGACAAATCTCTAGTAGATGCAAGGTCTAAACCACCCCAACACTCCCTATTCTCTAGTGATTTTATGTCAATATTTTCATAGTTCTCTAACCATTTACTATCAGAAATCCATTTAGTGACTGAACTAGTCCAGATGTTTAGATGAAGACGCTTAAAACTATTCTCATACGATACAATTTCAGTTGCTCTTTTAGCTTCCCCTTGCATGTAATCCTTTCTAATACTTTTTCCATAATTTGGATTTGCTTTTATCCAAGTCTCCTCAAGAGTAATATCATCTTCTTCATCTGCTGCATAAATAACTGGCAAAAAGGAATCATCATCAATTATTCCCTTACTTACCTTGTCCGCATAGTCATGAACTTCCCAGCAAATATTCCCATCTGACTTTGAACTCCCCGCAGTTGTGATAGCCATTATAATAGGCTGAGTTCTTGCACCAGTTGAGGTCAGCATAGTGTCCCAAAGCTCTCTAGTTGGCTGAGTATGTAACTCATCAAATAATACTGCATGAGCATTGTGACCATGCTGCAACTTTGCATCTGAAGATAAAACTTTATACACGTTTCCTTTTGCTGGGTTAACAATAGAATTTCTGTAAAGCTTACCACGTTTGAAAAGTTCTGGGGACATTTCAACCATTGACTTTGCAATATTAAAAATAATACTTGCTTGGTTTCTATCGCCAGCACAACTAAATACTTCAGCACCTCTTTCAGAATCTGCAAACAGAATGTATAAAGCTATCGCAGCACCAAGAGTAGACTTTCCATTTTTTCTAGGTATTTCTACATAACAAGTTCTGTATCTTCTTAATCCAGTTTCTTTGTGTTTAGTTCCGAATAGTGGTCTAATAATATCATCTTTTTGCCAGTCTTCTAGTTTGAAAAGTTTACCAGACAACTCTCCTTTGCAATGTCTAATCATTGTCTCAATAAAAGCAACAGCCCTATCTGCTTCAACGTCATCAAAATAGTATTTACTCAAAGAAATTGTATTCATTATTGTTTTGAATTAATGTTGGTTGTGATATACTACTTCTGGCGCTTGGTGTCAATCCAAATTGTACTGCTATTTTAAGTGCTTTGTCTAGTGCTTTGTCTGCTATAGTTTGATATGGTACAGATTGCGTATGCTTAATCTTTCCATTCTCATCTCTGTAAACTTGAATCCTACCTTTTTCTCTTAACATTATTTCAGTCTCAATGTGTAAAGCCATAGCGTTACAATAGGCCTCTATTAATCTCATGTCAATTTGATGTAGCATTTGTTTGTTTAATAGTTCAGAGCATACCTTAGTAAATTCTTCTTTACCAATTTCAGTCAACCATTCTGGAGGGTCTGGTAAACTTGAGACTAGACTTACAGTCATTTCATTAGGAATAACTCTTTCTGGTTTCAATGTCCCTCTAAGTTCTTTCTCTTTAGTTGGTATTTTTTTTCTTCCTCTCATTATAATTTACATTGTTTTCATAATCCCATTGCTCTAGAT